GCGGAAGTTTGTGGCATAGCCGCTACTGGAATTAGTGGAATGTCGTAGTAAGTTGAAACTCTGAATCCAACTTCTGCACCCTTTACTCCACGAACACCGTTTACAGTAGGAACAATTTCTTTTCTGTCCATGAATCTTTCTTGCGCTTGTAGCAAGTCAGCCAATGTCTGAATAGTATCATATCCTGTTAGAATTACTTTAGGTGAACCACCTGCTTCTCTCAACAATCTTAGAGTTTTGTTAATTAGAGTAAGTGTTAGTTGTCTTCCACCTGTTGCTGAATAATCATCGTTATCATCAACTTGAGCATCTAGGAAGCCAGAGCCGGATGCACCACGAACAGTTCCGTAGAGTTGTTTCATTGGTGTGTTATCAGCATCATCTGTTCCTGAATTGTTATCGTACTTTAGAGAATAGAAATCATCAGAATCCATCTGTGTAATTTCTGCCGCAGAAGATACTACCTTCAATAGAGAAGTATAGTTTCTGTCTAGCAAATCAAGTGATTCGCTTCCACCAGAACCTAAGTAGAATTCAAATGGCATTACTAGCATTTTGTTCTGAACTTCTGCATGGTGCTTACCCATATCTTCACGCATTTGCGCTCTAATGTCTCCAATTCCGTCATCAATTGCCGCCATTTCCATAGCCAATTCGCTGAAATTGAATTGGTGAGCAACGATTTTAGGGCTTGTAAATAGTGTTGTATAAGTTGGTGCAATTGGGGAAAGTCCATCAGCCGCAGTATCTAAACCTGCATTTTCTGGAACACCACCAATTGTATCTGCTCTAGGTGCTGTTGAACCAATGTTAGCCGCAGTTGGTGAACCAACAGTATCGTCACTGTTTGCCGCTACTGCTAGGGAATTTCCGCTTCCACCAGCAGGTCTTTCTGTCATAATTCTCCAACCGCTTGAAGTATAAGGTCTCTTTGAAATCATTGAAAGAGCATTACATTCTCTGTTTAGCATAGACCAAACTTTCTGTCCATAGATTTTGTTGTATAGTCCTGCAACATCAGAAATACCCGATGTTCCAGAACCTATGTCTGTTCCGCCAGAAGCATGACCTGTATGTAGTCCTGCTACTGTTCCGGCTTGTTTCAACAATTGATTGTTAAATCCTGTTGCGCCAGTTAGTCCGTATGTTCTTGCTTCTAAATCTGCTATTGTGTTTACATAACTCATAATATCACCTTCAATATATTCCTCCGACCATTTTATGAATGTCGTTCCAATCCATGTCGGCTAATTCATCCATTGATGGGAGTTTAATTTGAGCCTCTTCTTGTGCTTTAAGAATTGTTTCTTTTTCAGCAGTTAGAGACTTTCTTAGTGCAGTAAATTCTTCCTTTAGAGAAGCAATTTCATTTTGTGCATCATAGTTTTGCTTTTGCAGAATGTTTTCACGAACTTCTCTTTCTTTAGAGAATCTTGCTTCAAACGACTTAGTTAGGTTATCGTATGCAATCGCTTCTAGTTGTTCTTGACGGTATGCTTCGTAAGCCTTTTCGATATTAGCAACACTCAAATCAAGTGTTTCTAGTTCATTGTTATCGAAAGCCTTAACGACGGGTAAATCAGATGCTTTTGGCTTACCGTTATCAATAATGATACGGTCAGCAGGTTCTCCTATTTCAACACCAGCACCGTCTAATGTTGGTAAGAGTGCTTTGGCTTCATCATCCATGTATTCGCCCATGCCTTTCTCTTCATCCATCATTTCTTCTTCGTCTGCTCTTTCCATATGAGGATTCATAGCCTTTTCTTCATCAGAAACTTCCATGTATTCCCCTTTTTCTTCTTCTTCTTCCTTCCTCAAGGTGTTGACTTCTTGCATAAGAGCGTCAAGTTCCTCAAGTGCTTTTTCTATCTTACTCATTTTTTTCACTTCCTTTGTGTTTTTTTCTTGTTTTAAAATGTCAAACTTTGCTTCGGGGTTTATTCCTTTTTCACAGATTGTAACCTCATGTAGTTCTAGTTTGCTTATTTCATTGTATTGTCCTAGTTCTGGATGGCTTTTCTTTACTTTTTGTATTGCCTGTCCTCCTATACTAAAACTCCTCAATGAACCTTTTCTTATATTTCTTCCAATTTCTTTGGCTTTTTCTATATCATCCCTTAATTTTATTACTACAAAGAATCCCACATCATCTACTTCGGTTTTCCATAATTTACCATTTTTGTCTCGGTATGATTTTACTACTTCTCCAACTTGAACATTTGAATGGTTTGTCATTACATTTCTAAATTTTGCATTCTCCATGTATTTTTCTACTGCATCTTCCAGTGCTTTAAGTGTAATTAAATCATTTTGCTTATCAACGATTTCTATGCTTGCATATCCTCCAATCATTAAATCGTCTTGGCTTTTGAGAATGTTGAAATCCATATTATTTCTTGTCATAATAGCAGAAGTCATTCTTCTCATCTCCTTGTAACAATGTTAGGTATATAAAGAGGGCGTAATTATCGAGGTATTTTCATTGTATTGAACTTATCTTGATATATGTTCCACTTGCCCTTATCGTTCTCTTTGTCGGCTGGTTTTTGTTTATAGCCAGTCCATGCTACCCACATCTTTCTTCCTTTAACCGGAACTAAACGAATATGTAGTTTTGTTTGGAACTTATTGCCCTTTAAGAAATATTCATGATAACCGTCCCTTTGAACACCTAATTCAACATCACCTAAATCAATCACCTTTTCTCTTTCAAACGATTCTGCTACTTCTGCTGGATATTTTCCTGCTTTACCAAATAAATCAAATAATTCCTTTTCGTTTTCTACATTAACTAACCAATTAATCGTTTCATCTCCTAATTTCATTACTATGTTTATTTGGTCATCTTGTCTTGAATATACTTTGAACTTCCCTTTTCTGTATTTTTCTGGAGTTTTGTATTCTTTTTTGATTTCCTCTTCTTGCATTATTTTATCTTCGTCTGCAATTAATTTACCATTAAGGAAAGATATTCCATCTCTTTGTTCAGACCATTCTTTTATTTTAGAAGAATTAGATTCTAAAATATCTTCATAAAGATTAGGCATTTCTTTAACTAAATAGTTGTGTAGAGTTTTAGGAGTTGCTCCATTCTTTTGTTTTAAATAATTAAATATAGCAACTGTAAGTTGGCTTTGTTTTGTTTTCATTATTTCTTCTGCTTTAGATTTCCACATATCTAAATCGTGTACTGCGTTCTTAGACATTAGGTTTTCTTTTTCAAAACCATAAATTGTAAATCCATCTAAATCAGATTTAATAATTAACTGTGCTTCACCGTGAATATGGTCAGTAATAGCAACTCCTTTTTCTAATGCTCTTACATCGTAATTTAGTGATTTTTTAGTATCTTGGGATAATAGTTCAAGAGTTATTACTTTATCCGGCATATCTACTTCGGGTATTTCTATTACTTTTGCAGAATACAAAGTATATCTTTCTCCTGTTTTCTTTACTTCATCTACTTTTACTCTGATAATATCCCCAACATCTGCTTTGATTTTAGTATTCAAAGCCTTCCCTACTTCCATATATTTTTTATTATTTATTTCTTGAATATATTTTCCTTCTTCTTCTGTTGCACCAATATCTATACCAACTGTATAGGAAAAAAGATTGCTTTTTGTTTTTTTGACTTTCAAAACAATAACATCTAAGTCTACGAATTTTTTCCATTTAATCCACTTTGGGTTTTTCTTAGTTCCAATATAGTATGTTGATGTTATGTCTTTGATAACTACTCCTTCGGAAGTAGGCATATCCATTATTTTTTTAGCATATTCATCTATGTCTTTTAGATTATCTGCCTCTCTTGTATCTTTCTTAGAAGGGAAATTGATAGCATCAGAAGAATGTGAAGAATAGTTATTGAAAAGAATAGTTATTCTTTTTTCTAGCGGTTCATCTAACAGGTTTTCATCATTGTGTCGCATAATGTCAAATACATGACACCTTAGTTTAGCATCGGGATATTTACCTTGAAAGATATGAGCAATAGTATCTGCTCTATGTAGTGCTTCATCCCCATCAAATAATATTAATTCAGCATCGAGAATACAATCACCGTATTTCTTTTCTTTTAGTTCCTTTACTTGTTCTTTACATTTATCAGTAATGTCTTTTTCATTATAGGAAAATACTTTGATGTTGTTATCTATTTTATGTAATTGGATTCTCATACCATCGTATTTTTCTTGAACTATCCATGTTCCACTAAATCCTTTAAGTTCGTTAATGTCTTCTACATCAAAAATACGATACATTGGTTTGTTGGGTACAATGAAATCACTTTGAGATTTCTCCGCTTTCTCTATGTCCTTTAAATCTTCAACATACTCTTCGCTGTGCCTCGATAATAATAACAGGTCTAGCATATCCGTAGCGGCCTTGACCTTCTTTTCTACCTTCTTTGAGTCCTTGTCATCCCCATAATGCTCAATAATATAGAGAGATATGTCGTCATACTCTAGGTCAAGACCCTCAAGACCCTCCGTAATTTCGTCACTTTTCATGTCTTTGATTGCTAATAGTTCAGGAGAAAGAGCCTTATTGTCGTTTCTTAATGCATAATGCACGAATTTAAGCATTGATTCGGGATTAGACATTAATTCATCTAATACATTACCTTTGAATCTTTTAGCGAATGGGTCAACAACTAAATCAGAATTATATCTTAATAGTTTAATACCATCATATATTTTTTTTGCTTGTGGTGATTTAGGGTCTTTTGCTTCCTTAGAATCTAATGTTTTTTCATCTATGAAATTTTTCATTTCTCTTCCTGCTGAATCTAATTCATCATAAGATTCTCTAACCATATCAACTGCATTACGCCATCTTCCCCCATACTCATCGGGGTCACTTCTTGCAGAAAGATAAGCAACTCTTGTTTTTTCAAACAAACGAAGAATTTCTTCCGATGGTTGTTTATCCTTCTCAATAGAAGTGAGTTTCAAATCAAAGCCCCCAAAGTTTAGGCTTTGAATTCAGTAGTTTCTCCACCCAAACCATAGCCTTCTTTCTTTTGGGTTTGGTTTTTAATTGTGTCTGCTTTTTCAGCCTTTGGTCTTTTGATAGTAACCTTTTCCATTCTATCGTCTTTTTCATCGGGAAGTCTATTATTGTCATTAAAAGACTGACTTAACAATTCTTTTGCTGAACGGGCTTTTTCAATAGCGAGACTAATTACTCTTTCTTCTTGTGTGACTCTTTCCGGCATTACTGTCCACCTACCTTTTCCATCATTTTATGAATTTCAGACCAATCCATGTTAGTTATGTCGGGTAGTCCAGAACTACCTCCTATAGTATTATCCATGGCAGGTGAAGGAGTTTCTGATATTACTAAACCTGCCTTCATCAAAAGACTATCTTTAGCATAAATTGTTTTTTCTAAAGCCTCTACCTTTTCAGATAGAGCCTTTACTATTGCTAGCATTTCTTCATTAATTGTATTTTTTTTGCTCATTTATTTTCCCTCTTTGTTTGTGGATGAACCATATCATACAATTGCCTATACAACAATTCATACTCCTTACGGAGTTTGGTAGCCGTGGCTACAATATCAATGTTTCTCTCATCCATAGACTTCATTTTCTTATTTAGTTTCTTATCTGATTTAGTCAACTCAAGTTCACTAAGAGTTGATATTAATTCGCCTAACTTTGTAAAGTCTTGACCAAAAAATTCAGTTGGTTCTGCCGCTTGAAGCGTCTTTTTTAATTTCTTTCTTTCTTTTGCATTTAAAGAATCTAATATTTCTTTTTTTGGCTTAGATTCTTTTTTGAATATAATCTCTTTTCCTTCATTATAATAATCCCATGTCATGCTATCACACTCTTTTTAAATTGAAACTTTCCTTCTTCTTTTATGTATCTTATTTTTTTCTCTAATAAATCTTTTACAGAAGACATATTGTATTTTATGGAAGTATATGCATCTGAAATCTTAACATGTAAATCATCTAATTTACCCAATTGACTATTTGAAAAAGTATCTAAGCCATCGAAACCATCGAAGTCCATTATGTCCTCTAAGGCAGTTGCTCTAGTAGGTCTCCTTGATAAATCTCCTGCTATCCATTCGATATATTCTTCTTCATCTTTGTCTAATATATCTTCTTTATTATTTAATATTTTTAGCATATCAGTCATACCTCTATATAGTTTATCTAATTGAACTATAACTTTGGATATTCTATCTTTTAATTTTCTTTCTCTTAATTCCTTTGCCGCTTCCAAAGACTCTTTCAGTTCTTTTACTTTTTTGCCATGTTCCATTTCTTTATCAGAATAAGTTCTTACTTTTCGATATATTTTTTTACCTTCTTTATCTTTTTTACCTGTATCAACATCAGTAAATTTTTCATCTTCTTCCATAAATTCCTTTAGTTCTTCTAACTCATTTTCATCTATTATCTTATTTCCTTCTTCTTCATAGATTCTGACAGTCTCTATATTATCTAAGTATTCTTTTACTTCGGATAAAAATGGCTTAACCTTTTCAAATAGGACCTTATTTTGAATAACTATGTCTTCTAGTTTTTCCCTTTCCATTTGAATATCTGATATGAGTTCTTCCCTTAGTTCTTCTACATACTGTTCTTTATCATCTAGTATTTCTTTTACTTTATCATAAGCAGACATAATTGAAGTTTCAAGTATTTCTTTTTTATCGGTTTGAAATGATAGTAATGCCCTTTCAACGCTCTCTTCATCTATTTTTCCATCTTTACCGGCAAAAATTCTTTTTAGTTCTCTTACGAAAACTTCAACATCTCCATATTTTTCTTGTAGTTCTTTAGGAACTCTAACTGTTTTTCCTGTTTCTACTTCAATGGGTTTACCAACACCAACACTTAATTTTCCTTCTTTCTTTCCTTTCGGTTTTGTTTCTCCTTTTGGTTCAAAGGTTCGTATTGTTTCAATAGCAGAAGTTAATTGTTTAATCTTCATATCCACTAGTTTTTCAGCATCGGATTCTTCTATTTCTTTAAGCGTATCAGTATGTTCTGATATTTTATCTATGTGTTTTTCCAGTTTTTCAAATTCTTTATTTATTCTATTTAATTTTTTAATAGCATTCTCATATTCCCTTGTATCTAGTTTTTCTCCTCTAGCGAAAAGAAGCATTCTAGTTACATCTGTTCTTACAGCATCTTTACTTCCTCTACCAGCAGGAGAATAACCATGTGTGTTTTCATGAATATCCTTAAAGACTTCAATAAATTCTCTTTCTTTCCCTTCTTCTGTTCTTATCTTTTTTTGTGATGTATTTAGCATAGTTCTGCCTAATTCTGCTAAATCAATATCTTGACTACCCACTTCAAATAGTCCTTCTGTATTCAATAGTTTCTTATGTTTATCTTTAAAATAATTAGAATTTCTTTTTAATTGTCTAATTATGTTAATGTATTCATTAGATTTCTGCTTAGTAAAAATACGATATGCACCAGTCCCAGTGACTCTATTACCAGAATTTTCATTCTCGTCCCTTTTTACTTTTACTTGTTCAGATAATGTTTTTACTGCTGTTTGCATTTGCCTATATTTATTGATTTCAGTCTTAGCCGTTTTCAATCCTTTAGGTTTTGTTACTTTAGCAGTTTCTTCTGCGGTAGTATCGCCAAGTCTTTCTGCGTCGGTTATTTTGGAAGCGTCTTCTGTTGTTTTGACCTTTCCTGTTAGACTGACTTCTGCCATTCGTTGTCTAGTCTCTCTATCTTTTTCTTCTTCCTTCTTTTTATTTTCCTCTTCTTCTTCATCTTCTGCTTTAGCAATATACTTTCTGTATTGTACCATGTTAGATGGATTAACATTTTCTATTAGTGATTTTTTAATATCACTAATATGTGCATTTGCTTTCACTAAAGACTTAGTATTATTATCTATGTTAGCCTTTAATAATATATTTTTTAAAGACTTGTCCTTAGATAATTCTATAATCATTTAATCACCTCAAAAGGGAATGTTTTCTTTTTTGCTTCTTTTCTTTGAAGGCAATAAAACTACATCGGGACTACTATTAGACTCCGGTTTTGCTTTATGTGTTGTGTCTGGCGGTAAACCGCCTAAAGACATATCTCTTGTTTTTCTAACTTTAGTATCTGCATTAGCGTTTAATGCTCTTACCTGTGCTAATTCTTTTCTCAATCTTATTTCTTTTTGTCTTAAATCTTCTGTCATTTAATCACCTTCTTGCACCATAATTAATTCCGTCACCACTGACTCTTATGTGTGGTTCTTTATTTTCTTCATGAAACTTATTTACATCATTAATCTTATCCACTAAAATTAACGCTTGGTCTTTAGCATCTTCTAAAAGCCTAACAAACTCTTGAGCCTCTTTTGTGTCTCTTTTTTTGTAAAGGCGTATTTTTTTATTAATAGCATCCATAGTAATTCGCATACCCATACCGCCCAATGCTTCGCCCATGCGTGTATGTTTTCCGCCTTCTCCTTTAGGCATTTCTTTCTTTATGTTATCTTTCCATGTCATATTAACCTACTCTCCTTTCGGTTCTTCTATCAACATTTTGATTTCCGGCATCTAACGGTAAACCTGTAAGTCTTTTATCTGGACCTTGATTCATAGAAGGTTTATTTCTAGTTGCCGGTGGATTTTCTTGTGGCTTACTTTGTAATGCCTGTTCTTGCATTTGACCCAATTGTGAAGCATCTATGTTAGTTCCAGCGTAAGGGTCTAGTTCTGTTTTTTCCGATTCTTTTTCCTTTTCCCCTTCTTCCGGTTCTTTTGGTTCTGGTTTAGTAAAGGTAAAATTACCGTCTTCATCCATTTCTACTTCAAATCCTAGATTCTTAGTAGAAGCGGCAATATTAACTTCGATTTCTCTTTTTCTTAGTACTGCTATTTCATCTTCCTCTTCACTTGGAGGTAGTTTTAATTTCCAATCTGTGATACCAAACTGTTTAATTAAGAACGGGAATACATAATTATTGTAGACATTTTGTGCCATTTGAACTGCACGATTAGTAACTAGAATCTGCATGCCTTCATTATTTAATCCACCGCTTGTAGTATTATCAGCCATGAATACTTTACTTACGCCATAGAACGCTGAAATCCTATCTCGCAAATCATCCTTAACAGAAACATAATCCATTTCTTTAAGACTATCCATGAACTTAATCCATTCAACAGCACCCTTTCCATTTTCTGCTTCTATTCCCATTACCGGTATGAAATGAGGGTCTTGCTCCATTTTTTCTTTTACTGCTCTCCAAAAAGATTTCATAGACTCCATGTTTCTAGTTTGTACTGCTAGTAGTCCTTTCGGCATTCGACTCTTGGTATAAGAGGAATTAACATAATTTTCCATAGCGATTAAAGTCATTATGTTATTATAGAGAGTGATTACAGGAGACATACCATAAAGCCTAGAAGGATTATATTTGCTAAAATGAAGAACCTCGCCTTTCAAGTAGTGCTGGTCTTTACCATTTACTCTATTAACATAATGAACGGGATAAAGACAACTTCCGCACTCTTCACATTGTTCGTGTGGTTCAGTAGAAATTATATGCCTATGATTTACACAAGTGAATCCCTTTGTACCTCTTTGCCCTAATTCATCAGTATAAATTGACATGGTTACAGGGTCTCCTCTATACACTTCTTTGATTCTGTGCATTCTTATTTTTTGGTTGCCGTCAATAAAATATTCTTTAACTAAAACAATATAAGCATCATCCATGATATTCAAATCATCTTCAAGTTCTCTAAGCACATCAATAAAAAGTTGTTCTGCCTTATTGACATATCCCTCTATGAACTTTTCAGCATACTGTAGTTGTTTTACATCGGGTAATCTAAGATTTTCACTACCACATCTTGAGCATTCTTTAACAGGTCTTTGATGTTCTTTACTACAGTCAAGGCAAATAGCCTCATATGCCTTTTCCCAAACATACCCTCTTCTGAATATTTCTTGTTTTAATTGAGTAATACAAGTTCTTGCTATCACTGATTGGTTTACTATGTGGTAAATCAATGGTGCTGTCATAAGATTGGCTTGTTGCCTTTCTTGAATACCTATGTTGAAAATCTGCCTATCCGCAGGTTTAGGGGTAGACCTTCTAAATAAATTGGTTATGCTAAATCGCCTTCGCTGTTCAACCATAAATACACCCCTATTCTGCAACAGGCCGAGTTTCTGTTATGAAACCTTCGGGAGTTTTATATTCTAAGTCCCTTACATAAGAAGAAATATATCTTAATTTATCTACATCTACGCTGGTTTCATACCCGTTGATTTCAGCCCAGTTTATTAGTTGATTAGTAGATAAATTACCCCCACTGTTAGGAATAAAAGGGCAACCCCCTAAGCCGTTAATACTACTATCAAATATATTGACTCCCCAATCCAAAGCAGACTTAACATTAGCAAATATATCTGTTCTGATTTTTTTATTTTGATGAAGATGTAATGCTATCTTAGCATCCAAACCTTTAGTCATCTGTAGCGTTTGTAAGATTTGAGTAGGGTGTGCCGCACCAATAGTATCGCATAATACAACTGTTTCTGCTAAATAGTCTGCTTTGAGCATAGCGTTTTTCAAAGCATATTCAGAAGGTCTCCCTTCAAATGGACAACCAAAAGCGCAGGAAATATACGCCCTAACATTTTTTCTATCAGTGTCGATTAACATATTGTCCAATTCTTGAAACTTTTCTTCTAAGTTTCTGTTTAAATTTCTCTTGTTAAATTCTTCGGATGGTGAAAAGAACACATTAAAATTTTTAGCACCTACTTTTTTAGCATCATCAAATCCTTTTTGATTAGGTATTAAAACATCAAAGTCTGAAAGGTGTTTTGTGGAATTGAATACTTCCTTTGCATCTGACATTTTAGGAACATATTTAGGATTAACGAAAGAAGTTACCTCCATATTAGTTAGTCCTGCTTTATACAGTTCCGAAATCATATGTATTTTTTCATTAGTGTTTACAGAAAAACTACTATTTTGTATTCCATCTCTCGGACTAACTTCATAGATTTCTATATCCAACTTTATTCCTCCTTAATTAAAATTCCACCAATATTTTCTAGTTCGTCCATTACAGACATTTTGCAGTTGTCTTTGAATTTTTGAATATCATCTAAGTAAATTCCTTCTTTTAACCAATCAAAGCCTACATGGTCTTTGTGATTCTCCCACTTCATTAGTTTAAAAATTTCATCACAACGACCTTTATACCAATCAGCCTTCTTGTAAGATTTCTTCATACGAATTAACTCTAACAATAGTTCAGCATTACCTTTCTTTAGTCTAAAATGAGGTAAACACTTAGTTAATAGTTCTCTTACATCATCCTGTGAATAAAAATTAAGTCTGTTAATTAGCCTAGTATCTTGTGGTGATTTTTGGTCTAAGTGCATACGACCAAAACCAATTGACTTATGCATTTCTTCCATGAAAGCCCTTCCTCTTTTTCCTGTAGCAACTAAACCGACTCTTGGATTCATATTTCTATCTAAAGTAATATATCCATCGGAGTCAATAAATGCGGCAGTGTAAGCCCAAATGTTTTTCTTTAACATACTAGGGGCTTTGTAAAAAGCACCATCACAAGAAACTATATCCATTTTTCTAACTAGTTGAGAAATAGTATTAGTGTTAGTGATTTTAAATAAATGACTAGGCATTCTTTCATGAATTTGCCTAGCACCTATTCCTTGATTTTCACAAACCATTTTCATAATAAATTCTTCTTGTTTTTGTTTTTTAGTTTTTGAAGTTTTAGGGTCTTTTGATTTGGCTAAGATATTTCTAAAATCTTTTTTAGCCTGTCTCATTTTTTTATGTATGTCACTATATTCTTTGGAGAAAATCATTTCTTTTTGCTCAAGGTCTAACTCCCAATATTTACACAAAACATCTACTACTTCTCTTCTTGAATTAACATCTTTTAATTCATGTAATTTATACAAATCACTTTCATTATATTTCATGTTAATTAGTGCTGATTTGTAAGGATAGAGCCAAGTAACTGATTTTATGCAGTTGTTTAAATGGTCACTATAAGCATCTATTATAGTATCTATTGCTTTTGTCATTTTTATTTTTTCATTACCTTTTAGTTGTCTTCTTGCTTTTCTCATTTTTTTAACTAGGTCAGGTATTGTTTGGTCTTGAACTAAATATTCTTTAGGAAAGTGGCTTAATTGTTTTCTTGCTTCTGTAGCATTTATTTTTAATTCGGAAGACAATTTAGTTATCTCTTCAAACTCCGACATAACATGAGTGGATTTTAATTCTGTTCCTAATTCTCTTTCTACTATGTCTTTTACTTCCGCTTCTTCCTCATCGAGTTCAGCAAGCCTTTCCATTTGTATTGCCGCTTGCCTGTATTTATCAGCCTGTTCTGTCATCTATATCACCTCAAAAATTAAGCCCCATAGTATTCCTAGTATTGTCATTAAATATTCCTATATCATCAAGAAGTATGAAATTGTCTGTTGCTTGATAAGTTGCCGCATTTGCCAATGCTAGGCTCATTACCATATCGTCGTGTGCGCCCACACCTTCAAATTTTCCCTTTTCAGTGATAGCAAACATAGACATTTCTTCTATTAGTGTAGAAGTGGTTCTCCTGCTTTCTTCATTACCGTATGGAAAATTCAACTTACCGTTTTCTAAAGTCATCTGTAAGTTTAGAATAATTTCTTGCTTTTTTCTACGAGTAGTATTGAAATCATGAACATTTAAATCAGCCACTTGTCGTAACTCTTGTGTGAATGATTTAGCAAATGTATTAGTTTCAAACATAATAACTTCTGGTCTAAACATTTGTCCAATGATTTTCACTTTGTTTATGTTTTCTCTAAACTCTACATTTTTTGCTCTGTCTACATAAACAATAGATTTATTTTCATTCTCATCCATTTCCAACACAGTAATTACATTGTAATCTCCGTCTGTTGAAATAGCAGGGTCAACTCCAACAAAATATTTGTAGCCTTCTCTTTTCATTGGTTTTAAAACCATATCTTTATTTTTAGCATTATCAAGATATTCTGGATTAAACAATGATGTTCCTGTTGATATAGGAACACACATGTATTCTCTTGTAAACATTAAAGAACCTACTTCTGCTTTACGAGCCATCAAAGAATCATAATCCCAACGACTAGGCCAAAGAGGTTCATTAAGAGCATTAAGACAAGGATAAGTTCTAAGAGTATATGCTTCATTTTCAGATAATTGAGCATAAATATCTGTATAACTAAATGGAGTTCCTATAACTCTTAGAGAAGCGGTATGGTGAAGCGTAGGTATCATATCTCCATAAAACCAATCAGTTACTTTTTGAATACCGCTTACGCTGAATTCTTTCAAAGGGTCATCAATAATAATTTCTTGAGGGTGAAGTCCACGAATCTGTGAACCAACGGAACGCTCTAAGATTTGATTGCCATTAGTTAGTGTAATGTTACCGATAGCCCATCCTCTAACCGGCTTGAACTTTTTTAAAAGAGGATGAGTGAACATTTTATCTATGTCTCTCATGTGAACCATAGTCTGTTTTTGGTTAGAAGAAATGTATAACATTTGGTATGGGGGAGGTTGAAAAACTAAATTCCAAACAACCCAACTATGCATAAATACAGATTTGCCGTGACCTCTTGAACAAATGATAACTGTTCTTTGGGTAGAGTTCATGAGTTCATGCCACTCTTTTTGATGATTAGCGAAATCTAAACCAAGAACATTTTCAAAAAAATAAGGAAAAGAATTTTTAGATAACTCCATGTCCATTTGGTGTTCAAAGTTAAAATCCTCAATGTTCATTCTCTTTCCTCTTTTATTTAGTAGCCATATTTTCTTCTTTCTCTACTCTTTCTCTTTTCACGATGGTTTGGCTTTATGCCTTTTTCATAATATACATTTAATATATCATACTCGGCATTATACCCATGCTCTTTACCTGTTTTTCTATCACGGCTATTTACATGATGGAAAACAATCGCTTTGTCTCTATGTTCTCCATTCTCATCTTTAATATCTTTGACTTTAAGACGACCTCTTGTTCCCTTAATTACATCTTCTGGGGAATATAGAACATCAATAATAGTATAGCCAAAATCTTTAGCATCATCGTTTAAATAAAACCAATAAGTTCCTGATGTTGTCGCTTCTTCTGGAAGTTTAGGTATAACTAATTTATTAATATCACTAGGAGTAATGGGCTTAAATGGTATTCCTCTAGTATCTAAAGTTATCATATAGTGAGCATTAAACACAAATAACCAATCTTTTGTGAAAGTATAATTCATACCCCCTTTTTCTTTAAACCCAGTAGGATATAATTTTAAAATATCAAACCACATTAAGTCCTATCCTCCAAATCATATCTTTCATTACTACTCCTTAGCATTTCATCTAAAATTCCGTTGTATGCTTTTGTTCTTTTATTGGGTTTAGATAATCCTAGTTTCAAATAATAAATCACCATTTTTTTATTAATAGAAGATAAATTGCTATATCTAACATATTTATTTCTATCAACTGGAACTTCGTCATTTAAAATTTTATCTTTAAGAGAAACCCATTGACTTTCAGTAATAGTGGTGGACTTTGCTTTCATGATAGACCACCACCGAGGTATAGGGTCATCCGGCCAAATTGTCTTATTAAACATATCCCAATCCCAAGCCTTCTTAATTCCCCAATCTTCACCATATCTTTGTTTGAATTTATCTATTACATCTTGTGGTATTCCTTTAGTATCAGTAGGGTTGATATTATAGAATCGACTTTGAGTTCTGACCCAATCTCCTTGACTACCCCGACCAGCCTTAAATCCAGCAAGTTGAGGTTTTCCTTTGGGTAATCTTAGTTCTCTTGCGGCTGTTAACGCTTTCATGTTACCTCGATGACCTAAATCATCTCTTCCTTTAAGACCGCCTAATAAAATATATTCGGGTTCTTCTCTCCACCCAATAGTGCCTACTACTGTTCCATCATCAGTTACTCTAAGTAACCACTTATCTAAATCATACCAGCCACTAATTTCGGGACTACGCTCATAAGGCATATCCTCATTATCTCTGTCCCATTTCCTTTTCATTTCATCAAAGGTATGAACAGTAGGCTCAATTTTGTAGTTCAAAATATCACCACAATTTTTTACACGCTAAACATTTAGGAGTTGTGATTCTTCCTTTACATTGGTCACAGTTATGTCTTGCTCTAAAGTTGGCTCTCCTTTTAGGATTCTTATGTGTGCCGCCTCCACGATTTTTACCTTTGCGTTTGTAATTACCATATCCTTTAGCACCAGCATGAATCTTTTTTCCTTCATGAGTGAGCATCATAATTTTTTTACCTTCTCTATCAGAAGGATATACACGACCTACTCGCATATCCTTTTTGTCTTTCTTTAGAACTTCTTCCCAACTCATTATTGTTCACCCCTTTGTTGATTTTCTTTTGACCTTTTATCGTCTGTAATTGGTCCACCTTTAGCCCAAGTATAACAAGTTCTTGCTGAATGACATTTGAAATGATGCATCCAACAATAACCTAAACGACCATCATCATCTAGTTCTAAAGGCATACATTTTTCCATTCTAGGAGATATATCGAAAGCAATACAATTACTACAATTAGATTTCTTTGCCACTTCTGCCGTAGTATTCCATCTCTTAGCATATCTTTCCCAATATTCTTCATCGTTTAAATTAAGTGGCCCATATTGAATATGTTCAGCCTTAACGGCATTATCCCTATTCTTAGTGTTTAACTTCAAGTCTTGTGTTGCTCTAGGACAAGCCATTTGTTTCAAAATTATTTCCCAACTCACCTCATCCTCTCCGTTTTTCTTTTACTTGATTCTTTTCTTGATAAAGCGACTTTATGTGCGGCATTTAATCTTTTTTTTGTTTCTGGGTCTTTTGCTCTTTTAGCCGCCACTCTTGCTCTTTGCTCAACTAAGTTAATTATTTGTGATTGTCTTTTATGTGGTTTTGATTTAAACGCTGAACTACTAAAAGTATTTCTTACATCTTGAGCAGTTCTAAATTTTACAGGAACAGTATCCTTTGGGTTTTCATCTGTGTATAATCTTCTAGCAGAACCCTTTGGTTTTTTACCTGTGCCTTTTTTTGGGTCAGCCTTTTTCATTTGTTTACTACGACAATGTGCTTTACAAGTAAATCCCTTAGTTTTATTCTTACCACTGCAAACGCAGTAAGACATATCCTTTTTGAGAAGAGTTTGCCAAGCCACTTAATCACCTAAAAAATCACCTAAATTCATTCCTCTTTCTCTTTTTCTATTACTCTTAGGACTGTATCTTCGTGAGCCTTTCTCACTTTCTTCAATCGCTTCGTTCATATATTGAGCAAGAAGACCTTCATGAAACTCTATCCATTTTGGAGTAGGTTTAAAGTTATCATCGTTTTGTATTCTTCTGATAGTTCTTTCTTCAAACCTTTTTAGTTTATCACTTGGATAATTGTCTGTAAAATACTTCCAACTAATTTTACCATCTCTAACCATATTACTTCTAATATTACCATAAGGAAGTTTATCATAGTCCACTTTCATGTGGGGAACAGTCCAATTAGAGGGGTCTGTCCAATCTAACTTAAGAATGGTTTTCCAATTTATTTAAATCACCTTGGGTTATGAGTATATATGTCTCCATCTTTGTGTGTAAAGAT